CGATCAAATACATTCTAACATTAGGAGTACTATTATGCGTTCCATCGCTGAACAAGTTCTATTTTACATTGTAACAAATAATAAAGTCGATATCGATAATTTAGATACCTTCCTACATACGTTTCCTGTATCTCGAAAGAGAGATCAGTTTATAGAGATTATACATGACTTCAAGATTCACGCATTACGCGGTTCCTCTGTTAATCATGATATTATCAATAAAATGCAATATAATATTGAGCTTCTTAACAAAACTCAGGCTTCAATCTTAGAAATTAAGAAAGAATATACTAGTTTAGTTAATCAATTAAGAACAAGTTCACAGGGTAATTAACCCTTCCTATTTGTTATCATGTTGACTGTGGCTATAGTTAAATAACCTCGCGTATAATCTGTTCGATTTATGCTTCTTCAACCCAATCCTTTAGGAGAAAGTTATGGCTCATTCTATGAGCAAGAAACAAAAAGAAACCCTGATTGCATACGCTTCTGTTCTCCGAGTTCCACCCGAAATCTATATGCCTCTCGTATCACATTTTACTGTGTGTGTCGAAGCTAATGGACCAGAGTGGTCTGTTAACCGATTTAAATCTGTTAAACAAGACTTTATTAACTTAAAGGCTGGTTTACATTGCCAGTCACTGTGGGTATCAAGAAACGATGACAAGTTTCATGGTGCTTTCGGTGGTTTACAAAACTGGACAGAAAAAAATTGGAAGAATTGGTCCAAAGCGATTCAATTGCTTCAGATTTATTCTACTGAAATTAGTGACAAGGTTACACCTACGCAAGCTGCGAAGTTTGTTGATGCTGTAACATTTGTACCTAGTTCAGAACAGAATGTCGATCATTATTGTAAAATTGTTGCTTTTGCAACAAAACACTGGTTCAGTTTCCCAAGTACTTATGGTGATCCTGAACCATTATTAGTATATCCTGTTTCATCTACTAGACGTGAACCCCATGCAAATGGGAAGTCATATCCTGAAGGTGAAAATACACTAGATTGTGCATACTCATTTCTGGACCAAACAACAACTGGCCAAAATTGTGTCAGAAAGTACCCTGATATTTTTAAACCATTGTTGACCGGATTGGAAGACACCGATCTATGGAGTATTGGATCAAAGTATTATGCTAATAACGTTGGTAAGATAGGTTTGATACAAGAACCTGGTTTTAAATTGAGAGCCGTGGCTAATCCAGCACGTGTCTATCAAGCAGCTTTAAAACCATTGGGCAATGCATTATACTCAAAGTTAGCTATGCTACCTTGGGATTGTACACATGACCAATACCGACCTTTTACAATTATTCAAAATGTTTTAAAAGAACAAAAACAAATGGTTCATGCAATAGATTTATCTAATGCTACCGATCGTTTTCCATTGAAGTTACAAATGGTTGTTCTTAATACGCTTTTTCATCGAAAAGATGCTATTCAGTTGTTCGAGGATTTATCTCGAGCAAAGTGGAATTGTTCACTAACCGAGAAGACTATCTCTTGGACTGTTGGACAGCCGTTAGGGTTGTTTCCCTCTTTTGCAGCTTTTTCTCTCACTCATGGTATGATGTTATATGCCTTGAATGGAATGAAGCACAATGACGCATTTTTCGTCTTAGGCGATGATGTAGTTATTTTGAATGATGATCTAGCTTCTAAGTATAAAAGATTTTTACAGGCTCTTGAGATTCCTTTCTCACCTAGTAAAACTATATCGTCAAATGTCATTACTGAATTTGCCGGTAAATTAATAACTTCTAATGAAGTTATTCCACAACTAAAGTGGCGTCACGTAAGTGATGATTCTTTTATTGACTTAGCTAAGCATTTTGGAGAACCTTTCAGAAAATTGATGAGAAGTAGACAGAGAAAGATTTTTGATCTCGTGAAAACTATCCCAGATTTCTTAGGTGGCTGCGGGTTTAACCCCAAAGGTATTCCACTTGAAGAAAAAGTTCGTTTGTATTATGAACTTCAATCTACTGATAATAAACAGTCGTATTTGATGAGCTATAACGGGCGTTTGCAATCTATGAATTATCAGAATGCACACAACCATAGCAATGACAATACTTGGATTTATTCAAGTAATCCCATTGTTGAGTTCGACCAGAACTCATCTCATTTTGCTGCTCAACATTTAACTCCTAAGTTAACGAAGTTCGTTCCTATCCGTGAGGATGAGGACCTATGGAAACATGTTGTTGGCAATCCACTATATGTAATTTATCCTCGTGAGAGGTGCTTACCTATAGCAGGTACAAGTGTCAGAACAACGACTCTTGATGTGCTAGAAAGAAAATTTGGAGATAATCCTTATTTAATTGATGGTATATCGGCTCATAAAGGTTCTTGAACCCCAC